CGGAAGTGTCCCACTGCGAATGGCCGCCGCCCATCTGGGCAAAGAGCGTGATCTCGCCAGTCGCGCGAATGTCGAGCTCAAGGGTATACGAGCTGCCGTTGCTTGCCTCGCAGCCGGCAACCGTGTTGTAACTGGCAGCCAGGGAACTGATCTTGAACCAGGCCGACACCGTGTAACCGCCGGCCAGGTTGAGGCTGGCGATGTCCACGTAATCGTTGCTGCCGTCGAGGCTGACGCTGTAGGTTGATTGCCCACTGCCGCCGGCGGCCGCGGCATCGACGCCCAGAAGTAGTGAGGAAGCGCTCATTTGTAGAAGAAGTTCGCCAGAACGTCGTTGGTGGAAGCTGCTCCGGTGTCGTTATCAGCGGCTCCGGTGGTGATGCGGATGGCGATGGCGGTCCCGAAGGCGAGGCCGCTGTCGCCCACCGGCATGTTGGCGCCGCCGGTGGCCGGGAGCATGATGCGGAGCACAGGCGTCGATGCCGACGTGGGTGAGGCGGCGTTGTACACCTTCACAAAACGCACGCTCGCCGTGGTGTTGAACAGGGCGTACCCATAGATCTGCCCGGGACTGCCCTTGATCTGGTGCTGATCCTGGTTGGCCGCACCGCTCGAGATGTAGCTATCCATCGCACAGCCACCGGAGGTGGCCGGCGTTTGCGTGACGGTCCAGGGCGCATTTCCCTGTTGAACGGTCCAAGTCCCTGATTGCGCGACCGGCAACGGCGCCGAGACTTGCACCGTACCCGCCACCACGTTGACCGGCAGGCCGGCGGAGGCGCTGACCACGGTGAACGGGCCGCCCTCGGGGCCGAACGTCAGGTAGACGGCGTCGGCCCCCCACGGAGCGGCCGCCTGTTGCAGATTGGCTGGTACCGTCATGTTACTTCACGCTGTTGCTGGCTGCCTGGAGGTTGGAAAGATCGTTATTCAGGGCGTTGAGGCGGACGTTGAAGTCGTTCACCTTGTTCTGCCAGTCGGCCCGCCGGCTCGATGCGGCTCCCAGCGTCGCGATCGCCTGTTGCTCGGCGGTCCGGGCATTGCCAAGATCGGTCTCGGCTTGCTTGCGTTTGGCGATGGCAGCGTCGCGGGCCGTGCGGGCCGCGTCCTCCTCGGTCTGGGCCTGGGTCAGCCCGGCCTGAAGTTTGGCCAGCGCGTCGCTGGCTGCGGCCACGGTGCTATCGATGTCTGCGGCTTGCATGGCTGGTTCCTTTGAGATGCCCCGACTCGGCCCGGCGCGCCGGGACCGAGTCGGGATCGCGGGGGAAAGGAGGCATGGAGGTTAGACGACGTTGCGTTGCGTGACGGTCGGGTGGCACGGGTGGCACGCCCTGAGCAGGACGCGAAGGGCGTGACGAACGCCCGCGGCCTGGCCCACGCCCTTCGCGTCCTGCTCAGGGCGTGCCACCCAAAGGAGAAAGAAAGTCGGAGACTAGACGACGTTGCGCTGCGTGACGGCGGCGATGTCGTTGGCCTTGGCGGGCTTGGCCTCGGCCTCGCCGCCCAGCACGATGGCGCCGCACACGACGTTCTGGCTGCCGGTCTCGGTCAGGATCAGCTTGACGTAGCGGTAGCCGGCGTCGAGCTGGTCTTCGCGAACCTCCAGCGTGGCCACCTTGTTGGAGGCGGTAATCGCCGTGAGCGACGCCGGGTAGGCGACCAGGTCCTGGTAGGCGCCGCCGGCCGTCTTCGCCTCCTGAAACTTGACCGACAGCGAACCGCCGCCGGTCACGGCGCCGACGTTGATGACGGCCACGATCCTGCGGACCTTCGACATGTCCATGTCGGTGCAGTTGTCGTTGCTGTTGTTGAGCGTCTGCGACTTGACCTGGCCGAGCACCGCCAGGGCCTGTGTCAGTTGTTCGGTATACATGAAAGCGTTCTCCTGTGATGGTTGAGGACTTGCGGCTGCCAGGGGGATGATCGGTCCCCCTGACAGCCGTGGCGGGGGGAAGGTTGTGCCGTAGACGAAGCATCCCTGCTTCGTCAAAACCGCGACGAAGCAAGGATGTTTCGTCTACGGGACGTACGGGATATACCCGGTCTACTGCGTCAGGTAGACAAACGGACTGACGGTAGTGGTGCTGTCTTGCAGCGTGATGGTGTTTTCCAGCCAGGGCCGGCCGTCGATCCGCTGCACGAAGCGCCAGGTCATCTGGTTCTTCAGGAAGTTGACGTGCTCGCTGGCGGCGATCTCCAGCATTTGCCGGTCGCCGATCACGTAGAGCGACGGGTCGGCGAGGACGAGCACGCCGTTGGTCCCTTCGGCGGGCAGCTTCTCGGTGACGTGCACCGGCATGCCGAGCAGCTTCCAGATCGGGGCCTTGACGGCACCCTGATCGATGCTGATGAACACCGCGCGGTTGGCGCCGTCCTGCAACTGGATCAGGTCACCGACGCCGGTCGGATTGACCCACCAGTGAGCACGGCCATAGCTGGCCGGCAGCAGCGCCTGCAGCATGTTGGCAATGTCCGCGAACTTGATGTGGCTCGCGGTGTTGCGCGTGACGCTCTTCGAAGCTGTGGAATTGAGAATGCCGAGCGGTTTGCCGACGCCGTTCCCCTGGAAGAAAGCGTACTCCTCGTACCAGGCGACCGCCTTGCCGAAAAGCACCTTCAGGAAACGCTCCAGGCCGAACGCCGCGTCCTGCAACAGGATGTTGGAGCTGATCGTGTAGCCCGAAAGCTCCTGGGCCTTGAGCTCCATCATCTTGAACTGCGGCTCGGTTTCGGTGCGCGTCTGGGCCTCGGCCGTCCAGTTGGCAACCACGCCGCCGAAGAACGGCGAGTTGCCGGCGCTCTGCGCCGTGGTGATATCGAGGTACGGAAACTGCAGCGTGGCGCTCGCCATGGGCATGACCATGGCGTTCTGGCGGAACGTGGATTCCTCGGCGGCAATGGAGAGCAGGTCGGTGTAGAACTCGGGCGGCACGATGTAGCCGCCGGTGACACCGGACGACTCGCCCAGGGCAGCTTTCTGCCATGGGTTGAAGCTGCTGCCGTACTCCTTCTCCAGCGACTGGATGGCAGCCGAGCGGTCGCCCTTGCCGAGCGTGGCGATGGCCACCTTGCACAGCCAGTCGCCGAAACAGTGTTTCGTGTCACCGTCGCCGCCGGGCCCGAAGATGGCGGGCCGGGCGTGCTTCTGAGCCTCGCTCTGGGCCTGCTGGAACTTCTGGAGCGTGGCGTTGACGATGCCGTCCAGGTTCTTGGTGAAGGCGTCGAAGTAGTTGGTCATCGCCTTGTTGATGGCCGGCGTGATGAGGTCGTCGGTCACGGGGTCGGCGGTGCCGAGCGTGATGAGCTGCCTGGCGTCATCCTCGGTAACGCTGATCCGTTCACCGATGGCCTTGCCCATGAAGGGCTTCTTGAGTTGCACGAAGACGGCGGACATGATGAGTCCTCCTGGGGTAGGTGTGGATGGTTACAGTCCGTCTCCAGGCTTCTATCCGCTAAACGCTTGGTGTCGTTCTCCACGGCCTTCTACCCTGACGGTTCCTAAGGATGGGGGAGGGAGTCGAACCCTCCTATCCGGGACCTTGTTATGGTCGCCGGGGCCTTTTCCCATCTCCTGCGGTGCGCGGAGCCCGACGCGTAAGCGAGGGAGCCTTCCCTCGCTTACGCGTCGGGCTCCGCATGAACAGATTCGGTTACACTCGGCCGCGCATCAGGTCGATGCGGTCCTCGATCACCTGGCGGGCGATGGCGTTGAAATCACAGGCGCCCAGGCACTGCTGGACATGAGCCTCGATCTGGTCGACGGCCAGGAAAGGGATGGAAGCTTCGCGATCTTGCGTTTTGTGGATCGACTCGACCACGCAATCCGGATTGATCGGAATCGTGCCGACGGCGTATTCGAGCAGCACCCATTCGTCGATGACGAGTGACACATCCTGCCAGCCGGACCTCCGGCTCTCCGCCTCGGTGGGGAAGTGCAGCTTCGTGGGCAGGAAGCCGATCGACTTGGCTTGCAAGAGGCCGCTCTGAATGAGAGCGAAGACCCGATCGGGCGGCCAGTCGGCATCGGCCCAATCGTCGGGCCGGGGCGGATAGTGCGTCTTGGCCTTGATGCCTTGCAGCTCGCCGTCCTTCACGTGCTTGCGCCACAGCGAGCGGCCGATGGGCGGCTCGGC